AAGTGAAGCACGCTTACTGGGAAGAACATGTCGAAAAAGGCAATTGCTTTGAACATACTTACTATATTTGCACTAATTGCGGTGTTGGAGCTCTTGATGAAGAGTATGAGATACGCTGTCACCACTGCGGTGCGAAAATGGACGGAGGTAAGGGAGAATGATGAAACGCACATTTTCCCGTTAATTCTGATAGCGTGCAACCTCGGAGCGGCGGTGACATATGCCGCATCGAGGGACGTGCGGAAGGTTATTTACTGGATAGCAGCTGAGGCTCTGAATGCAGTTGTGACTTTTTAAAAGAAAAAGGAGAGATGAAATTATGATCGAAAAAGGAAAAGGTGAATTGGTGTGGCTTCCGGTTGAAAGCCTTGAGCAGCATCCGGACAACCCGCGAAAGGAACTCGGGGATCTGACAGAGCTTGCGGAGAGCATCAAAGCAAAAGGGATTCTGCAAAATCTCACGGTTGTTCCGTTTAAGTCGAAAACAAATCCGAAATTCAACGGAGAAGGACGGTACACAATTATAATCGGGCACCGGAGATGTGCGGCGGCAAAGCTTGCCGGACTTGAGAAGGTTCCGTGCGTTATAACAGAGATGACGGAGCGGGAGCAGATACAGACGATGCTTCTTGAAAATATGCAGAGAAGCGACCTGACGACTTACGAGCAGGCGCAGGGCTTCCAGATGATGCTTGACCTCGGCGAGACAAAAGAAAGCATCGCGGAAACAACGGGATTCTCTGCATCAACCGTTTCCCGGAGAATCAAGCTTCTTTCCATCGACAAGAAAAAGTTTCAGCAGGACGAAGAGCGCGGAGCAACGCTTGAGGATTACATAAAGGCGGCGGAGATTGAGGACAAGAAGCTGCGCGACAAGGTGACGGATGCGATAGGCACGTCAAACTTCAACTGGACCCTGCGCGATGCCATGAAGAAGCAGAGGGACGCAAAAAAACTTCCCATAATAAAGGCGGACATGAAAAGGCTCGGGATAAAGTGTGACGAGAACCTGCGGACGTGGAGTGACGGATACGAAGTTGTGAAGAGTATTACAATAGATGAGTTTGAAAGCGGGTGCGCGGATGATGTTGCCGTCACGCCCGGAAAAGAACTCTTCTGGAATACGGTGCAGAACGATACCGTGAACATTTTTAAGAAGTTACCAAAACAAAAGAAAGAAGCTCCGAAGAAATCAGAAGCGGAAATACACGCCATTGAGCTCCGAGAGGGGCTTAAGCAGGTTTCTCAGAAAGCGTATGAGAGCCGGAAAGAATTTATTCTCGGGTTTACAGCGGCAAAGAAATACGAAAAGGAACTGGACGAGTGGGCTTTTGAGGGTGCAAAGCTCGTGCTTACGGGGGCATACAGATACACAGACTGGGGGCTTATTTGTGAGGCAACCGGTGAGGGATACGAAAAGTATATGTATGAGATTAAGCCGGAAGTTATTGAAAAGCTGCTTGAGGAAAGCCCGCACAACGGAAAGCTTGTTATTGTTGCGGCGGTAAACGGTGGCAGCAAGGATGAGGCGTATTTCGTGAAGAACTACGGAGATGAAGTTCCGACGTGGACAAAAAATGAATACTTGGATTTGGCGTATAAATATCTTTGCAAGATAGGATATGAGATGTCTGATGAAGAAAAAGCGCTTCAGGACGGAAGCCACGTTTTGTTTGAGTGATTTTTTGCAATTGAAACCAACAGAAGGGAGAGTTGAGAGTGAAGAGAGTTAAGAGGACGGTGTTTGCAGGTGCGGTGTGCGAACAGATTGTATATAATGTTGGCGACAACACAAAAAAATTCAAGAACTCAAAACCGAAGCCGAGATTCAAGACGGATGAAGAGCGGGAACGGCACAGAACGGAAATAGCGCGCCGGCACCATGCGCAGCTGTTCAACGAGGCATTCAGAGCGGGAAGCTCTCTTTACTCTACACTCACCTTCAAAGACGAATACGAAGTACATACATTTCCCGAAGCGCGGAAGATCCGCGAGATATTTATACGCAGACTGCGCCGCCGATACCCGGAGGCGCGGATAATGCTTTACATGGGAAGAGGAAAAGGAACTGCGCGAATACATTTCCACATGGTATCGGAAGGAATACCGAGAGAGGTAATAAAGCAGCAGTGGATATATGGCGGAACAGGCGAGATTGTTCCGCTCAGAGCGCACAACTTCTATAATAAGGAAGATTACGGCGCAGATTTTACAGGACTTGCAAATTACTTATTTAACCACTGGACACCCGAGCAGGGTGGACATCGGTATTACAAGACACGGAACATAAAAGCACCCAAGAAAGAGCGCACGACGGTTATAATGCGAAACTACACGGTGGACAAGCCACCGAGAGCACCGAGGGGGTACAAGCTTGTCGAGCGGGAGAGCAATGAGTTCGGGTATTTGTATTTTAAATATGTGAAGATACCGGAAAAACACAAGCGGAACTGAAAAAGGATAATGAAAACGAGCCCGGAGGCGTGGCTTAAAAGGACGCCTATACAAAAACTTGTAAATGTGTAAAGTTTTACGACCAGGGAGGTCTGGAAATGGGATACTCAAAAAGAACGTGGGTGTGTCCGTACTTCAAGTGGGATGAGCGGACAAAGATTCATTGCGAGTGTGGAGTGCTCTGCTTTATCAACAACAAGGAGCTCGGAGAGTATGCAGAGGAATACTGCTCTGACTATCAGTGGGGGAGCTGCACGCTTGCCCGGAACAGGAACAGGCATTATGAAAAGCAGAATGCACAGAAGAATCCCTCCACCGCCGTACGGCGGTCCCCCTCCCTTTAGGCAAGGGAGGCTTTGGTGTGTTGAAAAATGTTGAGTGTTCTCGCGCGGAGAGGCGGGTGCGCGCATTACGTGCGCGCAAATGCAAAATGCAAAGGGCAAAATGCAAAATGAAAGGGCGAGGAGAAGAAACTCCGCGCTCTTAAAGGCTTATAAAACAACAGTTTGCAGAAGAAAATTTTCTTTCTGCAAATTTTTTTTGATTTTTTTAAAAAAACTTTTATTTTTCGGGGCGTGTGAAAAATAATGATGTGATATTATTGATTTATGAAAGCGGAAAAAGGAGAGATACAGAGGTGTGGAAAGAGAGAAGAGACTCAGGTTAGCGGCGCTTGAAAAAATAATCCCTCCGAAAGAGAAGCGGTTCATAGAAGAGCTTGAGGCCGACGGAAGCAAAGCCGATGCGGCGCTCAGAGCGGGATATGGCAGAAGCCGGGACGGAAAAGAAAACAGACGAAGCGCCGCAACAGCAGCATCAAGAATACTTGCAAAAGAAGAGGTTGCGGAATACCGTGCTCTTCGTGCAGAGCGGGCGTATGAAGAACACGGACTTTCGCGTGACACGATAATGAGCGAGGCGGTGAAAGTGTACCGACGCTGTATGCAGGCTGAGCCGGTGATGCAATGGAATCCGGAGACCAAGGAATGGGAAGAAAGCGGAGAGTTTCGCTTTGACAGCAAGGGCGCGCTCCGTGCATTGGAGATGATGGGTGAGCATTTAGGCGTATTCGAGAAAGAAAATGACCCGGCGAAGAACAAGATTGATGTTAATATTAACGTTGTGGACAAGGTGCAAGCTGAGCTTGCGCAGTGAAGAGGGAATAGTGAAGAGTGAAGAGGTTAGGTGCAAAACTGCGATGCAGTTTTGATCTAAAATCTTTTCGCTTTGCGGAAAGCACAATATCGAGTACCTAAAATTACGACGAAGGAGTAACTATAACGCGCGAGACCAGCGCTTTATATATAAAAAATTTTTACAAAGGAGTATTTGACATGTTTGAAGAAACCAATCAGACGATGGAAGATATGATGGAAGATCTTCCGGAAAACCTTTTTGACGATGAGGAGGATGCTTCGCAAATGCAAAATGCAGAGGGCAAAATGCAAAGTGAAGGAGACTCTTCGGCACTGCATCAGGATAATACGAGCGGGGTGTCGGAGTCGGAGATGGAAGAAGGGAAAACTTCCGGCACTGTGCAGAGCTCGGAAGAGAGCGGGAAGAGCGAAGAGAACGGCGAAAACCACGCCGGGGAAATTACTTCACCGCCGGATGCAGGCTCTGTGCTACGCGTTAAGTACAACGGTGAGGAGCGAGACATAAGCCTTGACGAGGCAAGAAAGCTTGCACAGAAGGGGCTTAATTACGACCACGTTGTTTCAGAACGCGACAGAAACCGGAATGCTTTTGACTTTTTGATGGAGCGTGCAAAGGGCGAGGGCATAACGGTTGAGCAGCTTATTGAGAGAGAACGCGCCGGGGCGGAAAACCAACGCCTTGAGGCAAAGATGCGTGAAATTCGCTCTCGTGATGACGACGCGAGCGAGGAAACGATAAAGCGCCTTGCGCAGTTTGAACTCGAAGCTGAAAAAAGAAACAAAGACAAAGAGCGGGAGACTGCGGAGACGCAGGCTCTCGAACAAAAGAAGAACGCAGAAATAGAAGGCTGGAACAGGCTTTTTGCCGAACATCCCGAGCTCAAAGCAAAGGAAGGGGAACAGATTTCTCCGGAAGTGACGGGGCTCTTTGAACTCATCGGGCAGGGATATACCCCGGTTGAGGCTTATTACATAAAGCGCAGCCGTGAGCTTGAAGTTCAGAACAAGATGCAGGCAGACAAGAATACGGCAAAGCAGAAGAGCATAGGCTCGCTTTCGGGGAATCAGAACACGGAAGAGGAAGACGATTTTCTCGCCGGTTTTAATTCAATATAACTTGCGTAGCAGTGAAGACTCTTATGGGTTTGCGCACGGACTCTAAAGAAGACTTCATTGCCGGGGTTAATTCTGAAAAAGATGATTCCAAACTTCTTTTTTGCAAAAACCTCCGTGTCGGAGGGAAAAGAAAGAAGGTTTTTAAATGGCTATTAATTTACACGCAAAGTATGACAAAGAGATTCAGACCTATTATGTCAAAGAGTCTCTCCTTGCGGGAGTACTCGATAATTCGTACAGTTTCACGGGAGTGAAGACTGTTAAGATTTCAACACCGATAACGGTGCCGATGGTGGACTACACACGCAGCGGAACAAACCGTTACGGTACGCCGACAGAGATGCAGGACGTTGTTCAGGAAATGACGCTTTCCCAGGACAAGAGCTTCTCTCTTACAATCGACAAGGGGAACAACGCAGACCAGAACGGAATTAAGGAAGCCGGAAAGATGCTCAAGCTTCAGATGGCAGAGCAGGCAATTCCTCTTATGGACACGTACGGCTTTGCAAGGCTTTCACAGCTTGGGGGAAAGATTGTCGGCAATGCAACGGCGATTTCGAAAACCAACGTTTGTGAACGCATTACGGCGGGTACTACATTTATGGACGATAATGAAATTCCGTCTGGTGGAAGAACGCTTTTTGTTCCGAGCGAAACATACGCAAAGCTTCGCCTTTCGGAGGAGTTCCAGAAATGCGAAGGACTTCTTGAAAAGTCTCTTGCAAAGGGGCAGGTGGGTACCTATGACGGAATGCGCGTAGTTAAGGTTCCGGCAAAGAGATGGCCCGCGAACGTGAACTTCATTATAATTCATGAAAGAGCGGGATGCGCGCCGGTTAAGCTTAATGATACGAAGTATCACAAGGACCCGCCGGGCATTTCGGGAAATCTGCTTGAGGGCAGACAGTATTACGACCTTTTTGTTTACGGTGCAAAATGCGCCGGCGTTTACGTCGATGTAAACACTGCAAGCGGAGCGGGAGTGATCTGCGCGACACCTGAAGTGATGCCGGACGGAACAATTGAATGCGCGACAGACGGTGCAATCGTGAAGTACACGACAGACGGCTCTGACCCGAGATATTCTGCAACGGCAAGCGTTGGAACAGAGGTCTGGAACGTTGCGGACGGCACGGTTGTTCGTGCGTATGCGTATAAAGATGGGGCGTTCCCGTCTGAGGTTGCGGAAGGCACGATAGAATAATCGAAGGCGCAAGCCTTCAATTAGGGAAAAGGGAATAGTGAACAAGGAATAAGTAAGGGGCTTTTCGCTAATGCGCGAAAAGATTCAAAATCAAAATCGCGGTGCGATTTTGCACCGTACATATTCACTTTTCACTATTCCTTATTACTTATAAATTGACATAAAGGAGATTTTTTTCTGTGTCATTTTGAGGATTTGCGAAGAGATTCTTCGCTGACGCTCAGAATGACACGGGGAGCGGAGAGGAGAAAAGAAGAAAAAATGAAAGCATATGATATATATAAAAGAACCCTTGCGATCATGTTTGAAAACGAGGGCGAGGACAAAATGTTTTACGATAATTTCATGGAGATACTGAACCTGCTCATCTGCGAGGCTCTGCCGTATGAGAATGCACGCAGGGCAAGCCGCGGAGAGGAGCCGATATTATTTCCGCCGACAGTGGAGAGCATGGAGGATGATGTCGAAATGTCTTACGATATCTGCGGCGTCGCATTGCCATACGGTGTTGCATCGTATTTTTGTATGGACGACGGGGAGAACTACAATGCGGCGGATTACCGCGCGCGTTTTATAACAGCACTCCATTCCGCGGCAGGAGGGGCACATATAAGCGACATCGAGGACGTTTACGGATACGGCGCGGCGTTGGAAAATTAAAAACGACTGAAAGGAGAGTTTTTATTATGCTGTATTGTATAGCAATGGCGGTTGGTGTTATATTGGGCGGAGCGTGCGCGATATTCGCGCAAATGCAAAATGCAAAATGCAAAGTGCAAAGTGCAAAAGGATATCCTTCGGCGGAGCCTCAGGATGACAAGGAAAACAAGCCTCAGGATGACGCAGAGCGGGAGAAGCTGCAGAAGCAGTGGGAGAATTTTATAAACTACGGCGGGAGCGCAGACGGACAAGTGGAAGTTGAAAGTTGAAAACTGAAAGGAGTTTTTTACAGTGCCGAAGATAGTTAATTTGGGAACACCGGCATCACCGACTATATACACAAAAAAATACGGAAGCTTCCGCGGGGTGGATTTTTCACACGATGCATCGATGGTGGATGACGCCCACTCTCCGGAGGCGAAAAACCTTATATCCGATACATCCGGATTTCCGGAGAAGCGGCTCGGCTGGAGAAGTGTGGAGGACTTCGGAGCGCGGATAAACGGGATATACAGCTTTGGAGCGGAAGAAGCGAGCTGTATGATAATTCATGCGGGAACGTCCGTTTACAAGCTGGAGGACGGGGAAAAGACAACACTTATCAGCGGGATAGCGAACCGCCCGTCACAAGGGAAATATTTCAAAGGCAAGCTTTGCATACTCACGGGAGAGGAATATCTCGTGTTTGACGGAGAGACGTGCGTCCGCGCAAGTGACTTTGAGGATATGTATGCACCGAAGACGCTTGTGTCGAGAGGGACTCCGATAATACAGCACACATATCTCTCGGATGACAAAGCGTTCAACTACTGGGAGGATGACGGAGTTCTGAAGAACCCCGACGGTACAGTACTGAACGGGGGAACCGTGCCCGAGGATGAGACGGTAAATCTTGTATCGGGCAGGCGTAAAAACTGCTTTGAGATGCCGCTTGCGGGTATGAAGTTATTCGTTCTTGATTCTGTAATAGATACCGGAACAAAGGTTACGATGCGATATATACCCACGGGTGAAGAGGTGTTCAGCTGCATATATCCGCCGCCGGGAAGAAGCGACGGAAGATATACAGCGGCGGTGGTTAATGAAACGGGTCTTGACACCTCAAAGCTTAATGTTATGACGGTGGGAGACAACAATTTGCAGTTCTGGTTACAGATTGCTCCTTATCTGAAGCGGAATGCGTGTTATGTTGTATGCAGCATCAAAACTGCGGCGCTGACGGATTACGGCTACACGCAGGGGGTAGATAACTTTTCGATAGAGTTTACACATACTGTAGACGGATACGCCGACAGGATAGGTAAATGTACGGTTATGGACGTTTTTGAGAACAGGCTGTTTTTTTCGGGGAACCCGGACTTCCCGAATGCAGACTGGTACTCGGGCGTTAACGACCCGTTGTATGTTCCCGATATAAACT